CGTACCGATCGCCATTGTAGTCTGTGATCGGAGAGACCTTCTGGCTGTGCAGATGACCGTGAACAAATGACACACCGCCGTTAAGCGTCGAGGCTCGCGCCGCGTTCATGCCTCCGCCCTTCGGCTTGTGCTTGATGATCGTCCTGCCGCTTTCGATCAGGCTATTGACCGCACAACTCCAGCCCTTTTCCCAAAGCGGGAAATGGTCCGACAAATGAACGCCTTTGATGTTACGATATCTGCCGGCATGGTTAGCCAGGTTAGATTCAAACCGGCCGTCGTGATTTCCCAGGGTCCAGATCTTGCGAGCGCGCCGGCAAGCCGTGGCGATATCGTGCAAGTGGTCTTGCGCCGCTTCGATCTCCTGGAACGGCTCAGGTGCGCTTTCCCACATGATAGGCGCGTGGCGGCCGATCAGCGGAAAGTCGAGAACGTCTCCGTTGAGAATGACGACATTTGGCCGTAGCTCGTCAGCGAACTTCTTGAACGCTCGAAGCGCAGTTGAGTTCTGACCGGGCCAGATATGAAAATCTGAGCCGACCAGGATTGTCCCGTTCTTTAGCTCCTGCTGTAGCCTATGCGGATATTTGGCTTCCAAATATGCCAGCGTCGGCGGATTGATTGGAGTGTCGTACTTGGCTTCGAGGCGCCGCCTGCGATAGTTGACGTTCCGTACAGACGCCCCGAGAATCTTGGCCGCCTTCGTAACGCCGTGGGCTTTTACCGTTGCAAGAAATTCTTCATCCGAGCACTTCGGAACGGTCGGACCACTCTTGGTAACCGCCACTTAGACGCCGCCGTTCTGAACGAAGCACCATGTATATCCTGCGGTGCTCAGGAAGATGATAGAATGCCCGGTAGGATTCCCCGCGTCATATTTCAGTTTGTGCGGCGGAATTTCGTATTCCTCGCCGACCTCACGATGTGGACGACCAAGAGGAGCATCAGGACGGTCATCAGTAATCCGGCAATACGACTTCCCATCGCGGACGTTGATATCGTCGCACCAATAGGCATCAGCCTCTCCACAGCAGCTCACCGATGGGACGTCCGGCTGCATCAGTGATTTGTACCAATGGCTGATATCGTTATCTTGCCACTGGCCGTTATCTCTAGCATGCGCCCGTCCGACCAAAGACGACACCAGAAATACAAGCGTGAGAATGCAGGCCAGGATGAAGATCACCCAGCCTACGCCGCCTCTATCGAATTTCATGCGTCCTCGTATCTGTCGAGTTGCGAGCAAAGGCCAAAGCCTTTGGTCCAAACGATGTGAGGAAGGCCATATTGGTCTACTGCCTGGGCGCGATACGAGATCAAGCAGTAATCGACCTGAACAAGCGGCCTGAGGGGGATTGGCTCAACGCTTAGCTTGATGTTGCAGAGCAGAACCGCCGTAACAATCATCGCACCAAGAGCAACCAACAGCGCGGGATGCTTCAACTCTCGGACTAGATCCTTGAGTTCATCCATCATTTGCGATGCTTCACCTGATGAAGCTTTACCGCGATTTGTAGGCAGAGCCAGAGAACGCCTAGGATCGGCAATACCAACGCTGCCACGTCAGAAACTTCATGTAACGCAGGCAGCCACCACGGGCTTGCGATAGCGGCGATGGCCCCAGTATCAGTCACAATCTCTCCGTGGGTCATTTCGGCGCCTTATGACGCAAAAACCTGTCATACCAACGCTTGCGGAATGTCGTTGGCTTCGGATCGTCAGCGCACGTCCGCCCTTCGCTCATGGCCTTGTAACGCTCGGCGCCAAAGCAGGCGTATTGGTCGGGCGCGGCTTGAACTGAAACCGGCTTTGGATTGAGGGACGCCGGGCGCTTGGCCGGTCTCTTCCATCCGAAACCGGCAATCCCCGCCTCTGTCGTCTGGTCGATCCACTTCTGATCGTATTGTGTCTTGCCGAGCACCTGATACTTAGGTGCGACAAAGCTTGAGCTGGCGCCCTTCAACGTGGCGAAACTGTTGTCAGTTACACACGCCGAGAGAAGCATCCCACTGCTTGCCAGCAGCGTAACAGTCATTAACGGTTTTGATCGCATCCTTAACGGCATTGGCTGCCCTCTCATCCTTTGCTGCGATGGCTGCAATTGCCTTGTTCCAGCCGACGTTTTCATAGTGAAATTTTAGAAACAAAAACCCGCCACCAATTGCGGAGGTAATCAATCCAGCGATAATGATGCGCGTCAGGTACGGGGCCGCGATCTGCTTTAGCAGCGCGATTAACATCGACATCAGTTAGTCCTTCCAGGCAAAGATTGCGCTCTGCGTTGCGTCGGTTTGTGAGGCCCTTCACAACGCGGCCCTGCGCATGGTTGTAGGCAAGCATCGCGTCACACGCGCCCTTGGCATCTCCAGCGTTGAGGCGGATTGCGATTTTCGAATGACAGAAAGCGGATGAGCCGACGTTGTAGGCGAACGAGATGAATGCAGCTCGTGTCTTGTCAGAGACAGGAACCTTGATGCACGGGGCAATCTCGGCGTTGTACTCAGGCAGCCTCTTGGCGAGCATGTCCGAGCACTGTTGCGGCGTGAATTTCTGCCCGACCTTCACGGGGCCTTTTGTTTCTCCGTAGCACCATGTAACGGGACGCCCCGTGCCGATCGTGTCCACCTTCGCGGTCGTCCATAGCCCTTCCCACGGCTGGATGAAGGTACAGGCGAGGATAATCGCGCCGGCACCGCCAGCGGCTCCAGCTTTGTGAAGTGTGCGCAAATCAGTCTCTCGATTGAGCCACGAAGCGGGCGAGGAAGGCGGCGATCGTCACAAGCCCAGACAAGGCCGCAAAGGTGCCGGGAGGTACGCCGGTATCGACCTGATATGCCGACAGGACCGAAAAACAGACCTCAAGGCCGGACAGGAGACCGGCGAGCATGATCAGCCGGACTGACCATGCCTTCCGGACCAGCCATTGCCATTCGTCTACGAGTTTCATGCTGGGGCATTCACCCGAGTAAGGGCGTTTATATCTACCATGAGTTGACTCGATCGGGGGTTGTGGTGTTAGAATCCACCAAGAAAGGAGGCGGCGATGTTTAACGATGTCGATACTCTGGGACTTTTTGTTTTTGCCGCAGTTCTTTTAATCGTCTGCGTTTTCGCTATTCGGCATCGCGCCAGAGCTAGAGCCGAGCGGGAAATGCGCGATATGTACGGAAAGGACTGGGGTTAGATAATCCGTAACAGCTTGTTGCAGATAATAGTCGGCTGGCAGATTGCGAAGCTCGACGGAGAGGCGGAGCCAGCGGGCGTTCCGGAAAACGTCGAATTTCCCTGCGTCAGGTTCAACGCAGTCTGCAAGTTACCGCCCGTCGTACCTGAACTGGCCGTGCCGATTGCAAGCTGACCACCGTTTACGAATGATGCAAAGGTGACATTCGTCGCTAGGATCGTACCGTTGGTGATCGTGCCTGCTGGAGTGAATTGCGGCACCTGGTTGATGTTTGACAGAGCGTTTTTCTCGTTTCCGTTGGCCGCTCCAAGCGCGGCCGCACTCGTGCCGAACCATGTCGAGGTCAGCCTGGATGCGGCAGAACCGCCCATGTCATCCTTGCCTGCTGCAATACGCCCCCGGAGATCAGGAACATTGAACGTCGTCGAGCCGTCGCCCGTGCCGTAAGTCGTGCCGAGAAGCGAAAAGAGGGAAGAATAGGTCGAGCGCGAGATCGCCTGCCCATAAGGCAGCACGAACGAACTATTCGGCGCAGTCGAGCCCCAGAAATCGATACTGGCGCCGATCGGGATGCCGTAGGGATTGCCGAAGAAGCTCTGAAGATAGAACGCAGAGTCGCTGCTGTTGTAGAGCGCCAGGTATGGCGTGCCCTGCACAAGCGTTCCGGCCGGCAATTCAATAGACGGGGCAGAACGCAAAGGCTTTGCGCCAAGGCTGTCAACATTGAGCGTAACCGTACTGCCGCAAGTGGTGTGCGGAGTGAAGGCGATCACCTGATTGGCGAGCCGGGACAGGCTATCAAAGCTTTGGTTAGATGCGACCGTATAGGCCGTCGATGTCCCGCCAGTCGCAATTGCACCAGAGATATCATCTCGCCACTTTGCAGTAGACGCCATCATGGCGCGGG